TAAAAGACCGATGAACCTCCCGGACCGTTGTCTTGCCTGTAAAGCGAAGTACAGGCGTGCTACGAGGATGGGTAAGCGTATGGACCGCATCCACGCTGTGGCAAAGTCCTACAAGGACGGACGAAAGGTTCCGAAGTTGTTGACTTTCGCTTTGCCTTCTCAATGGTTTTCGTACGACGGATGCCTCACCAGTAGGGAAGATGAAATCCGTGCACTGGGGAAACTCCTGCCCCGAGCGAGGGCGATCCTCCAAGAGAACGGTGTTGAAGGAGGAAGTTATGTTCTGGAGTGTACATACAAGTGGACTCCAGACTTAGAGAATTTTACACATCCGAAATACAAGTTTCATGCGCATGTGCATATGGTTGCGATAGCACCGTACATTCACTATTCTAAGTTGAGTGAATGGTGCCAGCAGTTGATGCCGATAGGTTTGGGTCGTATCAACTATCAAGCAGTCAAGAATCGTAGAAAGACTGCTGTTTATGTTTCAAAGTACCTGGTCAAAGACAAGGTTCAATGTAGAACTTTTGGGATTATGCGGAATAATACTCGTACCACGCAATAAGAGACATTCCAGTGGTAACTGCGAGACCAAGTGCATCGAGGACCGGGATAGGCCCGTCCATAGCAGCGATAGTCATACCCGCTGCTCCTGCCTTGTAGGTTTTGTTTACAGCGATGCCAAATGCAGCTGCTTTCTCTTTTGTAGGAAATGGATTTGACCAGGTGGCCTCAATTGTTCCATTTTGATTAATCTTAATCGTAGTAGGTACAAGCATCTGTGCTTGTTCCATCCATTCCATTTTGTATTGATTCATTCGACCCACTCGTAAGTACAGCGTGTGCAAATGCAATGCATCAAGTCTTGGACTTTGATATACTCAACTGAAATATTGGTTGAGTCGCATTGTTCGCACGATCTAAGTTCCATGTTATCACTTGCGTGCTTTGCGTGCACCGACCCTTCGGCCGTTGACATATTTGTATTGAATTTTAGTTCCCTTCTTGAATTTACCAGAAGTGGATTTCTTTGAGAAAGGTTTCCCGTATGTGGTCTTTCCTTTCTTTGTAGTTCTTCGCCTTGCCATTACAAACACACTCCGTTTAGTTGGCCAAGAACACGGTCACTGAGACCGAGGAGGTGGACGAGTATTGCCAGAGCAATCATCTCCGTCCGGTTGTCTTTGATGTAGGAGAGAACACGAGCGGCAGTAGCCGTGTTCTTGACTTGTTGTGCGGTTTCTGCTTCCATTTCAAGCACGCTCCGCATAGACGCCGTGATAAGTACCCACAGCAAGGTTGAGGACGACTCGGAACGCCGTATTAACGCCGTGAGGGTCGACACAGAGTAATCCGAACGGTACGCAGAATCCGCTTGCCCGTCCGACACGACCGACACCGACTTCCGTTCCGATCCGTGCGGCGTGTGCCATATGATTGGCAGATTCGCCAATGTAACCATCGAGGTCATATGGTGGTGAATCATTGTCAATGTCAAGATTCTCGATAATGTCATTGAGCTGTTCTTCAGAACTGAAGTCAAAGATATTGAGCATTGGGTCCGTCTTTGCTTCAACTGGAAGAGACGGATCAGTGAACATTGGTTGATGTCGTGAATCTCCGTAGGATTTAATCAAACCAACGGATTCCCATCGGTCACCTGCTTGGGCAGTGTGGCCACCAAGCATGTGAACATTAAATTCGTCTGCGTTGTTTGTTCCGTCTTGATTGTCATCAGCGGAAACGAATTGAGAATAGACCCAGTCATTAGGGGTCATAGAACCGACGCTGTAACCGCCGTTAATTCCGTGCATCCGGGGTTCAAGAGACCCGGTGGTGCGGTGTAGATCACTCATGAAGACCTTGAAATCGTGATACTTTGGTCGTCCGACCATGCTCATTGGTGAATCCACCAGAGCGTTCATCTTTTGGAACAATTGGAAACCTCTGTTCCATGCATTCTTGGTTACCCAAGTGTCCGGGAGTGTGTGTAGATCAACTACACCCGTTTCATTGTTGTAAATTTCGACTGAGTTAACATAATAGTAAACTCCAGCACGGTAGAATTTTCTGTTGAGTACACTCAATGCCATGCCGATGTCGATGAATTGAGTTGATCCACCATCGCACTCAAAGGAGAGCCGAGTTTGTGTTGGTGATGTTTTGGTATACTTCTTTGCCGGGAGATTTGCGCCTGCCATAGAAGACCCTATCATGATAGGGTTAATGAGGTTTTATTTTTACACCGAGTGTAAATTAATCTCTACTGTAGTTAAGTAACATACATTATACGACGGTATATGAGATGCATAAGATGCAACGAGGAGAGCCTTGACCTGCGATATTTCTTCAATGGAAGAACATACGAATTAGAATACCATTGCACAACCCTGCTTGGGGGTTGTGACTTCTATCGTGTTCTAGATCTAGAACTAAATCACAAGGAGTTGTTGAACGATGAGTGAAGATTACTGCCCGTGTTGTTTGACACGGACTTTGATACTCACCTATCCCTACACAATCGTGTACTGTTTAGATTGCAACTTCCAAGTTGAATCAGATAGGTGGTATGCATGAGGGCCTTCGACTGGATTACCTACAGCTGTAGGGTATGTCGTGGAACATACCTCGCTCGGCCTATCAACCCGGAATGTCCTTTCTGTTTAGGATACAGAAAACCGGGGTTGTAATTTTGGAGCCTATGATAAATAAAACAAGGTGGAAATATGTGTGTAGGAATTGTCCGTTTGTTCCGGACAAGGTTCCTGCATTCTGTGGATCGTATGTACGACCACTTAGCTCATGGAGAATGCGATGGATTCCCGATGCGCCTGACTATGTTCAGACGATGAGGATATCCAAGAGGACCGGGGAACTCGGTAAAAGACCGATGAACCTCCCGGACCGTTGTCTTGCCTGTAAAGCGAAGTACAGGCGTGCTACGAGGATGGGTAAGCGTATGGACCGCATCCACGCTGTGGCAAAGTCCTACAAGGACGGACGAAAG